GAATTAATATAGATAAGTTAGTAGTTGTTATAGGGATTGATGATAATCCTTCAAAAGTTTATATAGAAGATAAAGCAGTTTGGTTAAAGAAGTTTAAGCACCAAAGATATAAATATTTTGCTGTAAAACGAATATAAATAGTAATACATTACAAATAGGAGAAAAGTATAAGATAAACTGAAGTACCACTCCCAAAAACGTTCAAATTAGGCAATGAGTCCACCGAAGAACTAGGGAAGCAATGTTAGGCATCTTCTAACACTGTCACTAAAAAATAGGAGAACCACATGCGAGCAATCACAATGCTCTTATGTCTGTATAGTATGTCTGCATCAATATATGCTCAGACTATTGTACATAAAAAGATCAATGTTTCAAACAAAGATATACAATGTGTCGCAGAAACAATTTATTCTGAGGCTAGAGGTGAACCCCTGACTGGACAACTTGCAGTAGGCGCAACGATTGTTACTAGGTCTACACAGATATTCCACCAGCCAGCGTGTAAAATAGTGAAGCAACAGTATACACAGAAACGTATACCTGCTAAAGATAAAGAAGAGTTTATTAAGTTAGCAACTAATATACTCCATGGTAATGCTAGAAATCCAATTGGAAATCTAGACTCTTTCGACTCTTTCAAACATAGGTACTCTAAAAGACCTAAGAATAGTGTTAAAATAGGTAAACATTACTTCTATAAGATTATGAAAATTGAAAAAGTATAAAATAAACGTTTACATTTTCTAAAAACATGATATAATAGACTCATAAATTAAATAACTGAGGATATTATATCATGAGAAAAGTAAAACAAAATTGGTTCTTAACATTAAATGAAGCTCTTCAATCAGAAGATTTACTAAATCTTTGGCCTTTGGGTTTAAACATAGGATATGGAGAAACTGCTAGATTTACCACTGATTGCAATAGACTTATTTCAGTATTTCGTGAAACAGATGGTCTATATGAAAGACCTGTACACTATAAAGCACTTTAATAGAGATTAATTATGAATAGAAATATATTTGGCGAAATATGTGAAGGTGAAATGGACAAATCTGACTTTGATGAATGGTTAATCCAGTACACTGAAGATATTTGGAAAACATCTAAAAAAGATGATGAAATCAATTTAATACCTTTAAGAGATTGGGCTAATTCAAAGGAACAAGTTTGGGATTCATTTGAAGTAGGTTATGAGACAGCTCGTAATAGAGTAAAATCTTTATTGGGGATTAGTGATGAATAACCTTTACTACAATAAAATTTTAGATGCGGCAACTCATCGGAAATTCGATATTTTAAAAGAGATTAAGCAAAATCTTTCAAGTGAAATTAAATCTCTTGATGAATTTTTTAATAATTTTCTTATTAATAATAATCTTGACCGTAAAAATAAAATAGTAAGCAATTGGAAAATCTATAGAGATAAAACAGATGAATATTGTGAAGTTGTAGATAATCTCAAACTATGTGCGTATTACCTGGAGAAATTTAATGTTTGAATCTGCAAATGACTTTTCATTGCATATAGAAACGATTGCCAACCAAAGAAATATTGGAGTTGTTGATGCTCTATTAGAATATTGCAATGAAAATTTTATTGAACCTGAAGAGGTTACTAAGTTAATTAATAAATCTTTAAAAGATAAACTTGAAATGCACTTTGTAGATATGAACTATTTACCTAAACAAGCATTTTTAGATTTTTAATGGATGGATATTCAGCGTATAAGTTTTTTTTGGCTATTAGATTACATTATACACGAGACTCTTATGATGTTTTTGAGAAACGCGGAGCAGTAAAGTATTCTCGTGAGTTATTTGATAAAAGAAATGATAGGTCATTATTTGAGAAACTTGCTAAAAAATATCCAAAGGAACCGCAACTTATTCAATTTTATGTATCAAATTTTGCATATGGTAATGATTCACCTGTATATGAATTATCACATGCTGAAACATATTATACTAATTGGCTTAGACGTAAAGAAAGTATCACACAAGTATTTACAGATGAACTAAATTGTATTATAATAGACTCAGAGAAAAATAAATTATCAAAGGAAGAAGTACTTGAGTTTGGGTTTTGCCAACCTCCAAGTATATTAACTCTTCTTATTAGTAATAGAATTTCTCTAGAAACTGTGTGTATCCTTAATCACTTCATGGATTTAATTAATAATTGGCATATGTCTGGTTATATGCAAACCATGTGGGAAAAAGATATACGCAGAATTTACAAATCTAAACGGTTTGTAAAATATAATATGGATAAAATATTTCCTATTATAAATAACTTTGTAGAAGATTTAAATCAACTACAATATACTTCGCAAATACTTCGCTAACAAGGAAAAATTATGGCTCTTGATATTACAGCTTTACGCAAATCCCGCTCAACTGATTTTGCTAAAATCACTTCTGAAATTGATAAAATCAATAATCCTCAATCCCAATCTAGAAACGATAATCGAGTCTGGAAACTTACTGTAGATAAAGCAGGAAATGGTACTGCGACTATTCGTTTTCTGCCGCGCATTGATGGGGATGAGAATGAATTACCTTGGGCCAAAGTGTTCTCACACGGTTTTCAAGGTCCTACAGGTAAATGGTATATTGAGAACAATCTTAATACTATTAACCAAGAAGACCCCGTGTCGCAATTAAACGCTCAACTTTGGAATTCAGGTGTAGAAGCTAATAAAGAAATTGCACGTAAACAAAAACGTCGCTTATCTTATTATGCAAATATTTTAGTTATGTCAGATCCAAAGAATCCTGAAAATGAAGGTAAAGTTTTCATGTTTAAATTTGGTAAGAAAATCTTTGACAAGATTATGGATAAAGCAAAACCTACCTTTGAAGATGAAACACCAATAAATGTATTTGATCTTTGGGAAGGTGCTAACTTTAGATTAAGACAACGTACTGTTGCAAGTTATCCTAACTATGATGAGTCTACATTTTCTGATCCAATTCCAGTAACAGAGGATGATGATAAACTTGTTAATATTATGAACACAAGACATAATTTACAAGAATGGTTATATCCAGCTAATTTTAAAGACTATGACTTTTTAAAGAAAAAGTTAGATAATGTTTTAGCAAATGATAGTTATACACCAAAAACTGCTGAACAAATTGCTGAAGAGTTTGATATACCTTCTGCACCGGCAGTAACTCAAGTTGCAAAACCTGTAACTATATCAGTAACTGAAGATGACGATGATACTATGGCCTATTTTGCTAAATTGGCCGCGGAAGATTAATCTTTAATTATCTAGTAATTTAAGGGGACTTATGTCCCCTTTTTTATTGTATAGCATATCTACTTGAAATATATCTATTAGATGTACTATCAGGATTTCTAGTAGGCAATTTAACACTTTGTTGATTTACTGTTTTATTAGATGTGTTAACAGTTGGTGCAGAGACTACAGTATTTCCACCGCCTTTAGTTACCATATCTTCTTTTTTATTAACATTTTCAGCAGATTGTTGATAAACTTGTTGTGCATCTAGATTATTTAACTGATCTTGAATAGATGGTCTAGGAGTTGTTTCAACTTGTGGATTCATCCAACCAGTATCACCTAGATCGACAGTTTTTTCTGGTTTTATTTGTTCTGGTTTTACAAATTTTGACTGTTCAACATCTAGATTATTTAACTGATCTTGAATAGATGGTCTAGGAGTTGTTTCAACTTGTGGATTCATCCAACCAGTATCACCTAGATCGACAGTTTTTTCTGGTTTTATTTGTTCTGGTTTTACAAATTTTGACTGTTCAACATCTAGATTATTCAGTTGTTGTTCAATAGATGGTCTAGGAGTTGTTTCAACTTGTGGATTCATCCAACCAGTATCTTCAGTTGGAACTAATCTTTCAGACTCTCTTTGTAACTCTACTCCTCGTTTAACTATTTCAGGATTTTTACTAGGATCTTCGCCTCTAGATTTTAATATATCGGCTCGTTTTGCTAGTTCGACTTTTGTCAAAGTGCTTATTGGTTTATCTAAAATTTCTTCATCTGTTAATTTTGAATTTTTTACATTAACAGATTGTACCTTAGTTGGTTCAACTGTAGACACTGACTCTTCTGCTAAAATATAATCAACACCTGACTTAGATACTGAGGTTGGTTTTACCTTAGTTGGTTCAACTGGTTTAAATTCTTCATCTCCAAATAATGAAGCCATCCAAGGTTTTTCTATTTTAGCCTTTTCAGGTTCAGCAGTATCTAAAGTTCTTATTACTTGTTGAGGCGCACCTGTTTTAGCATGAACTTCTTCTGCCTTTACAGATTCAACTTTAGTTGGTTCTCCAACTTCAGCTCCTTTGACAAATGGTTTAGTTGGTTCTGTTTTAGTTACTACACCAATTTCTTCTTTAGTTGGTTCCTTATATGGAATATATTTTGTACCTGTTTTAGCAGAAACTTCTTCTGCCTTTACAGATTCAACTTTAGTTGGTTCTCCAGGTTTAGTTGGTTCCTTATATGGAATATATTTTGTACCTGTTTTAGCAGAAACTTCTTCTGGAACAACGTTATTAACACCCACAACAGAAACTTTAGATTTTTCACCTTTTATTTCTTCTGTAGATACCTTTGCTGATTTATTTTCAGCAGTAGTCTGTTTATTTTTATCTGTATTAGATTTTTCAGGGACATTTTCGGGAACATTTTCATCCTTAAACGGATACCATGGTCCAAGTTTTATAGGACCTCCCATCCATTCTGGTACAGGTATAGTAAACTCAGGTATTCCTATTCCTGCTAACATAGACAATAAATTGTCTCCAATAGAAGAAAACCATTCACCTATGTCAGTAACTACAGTTTGTAATGCGTTATTGATATTATCAAAAAATGCTTTCTTTGCCTCTGGTATAGTATCAAACAGACTATCAAACATACTTGCAAAAGAAAACGAGTCTAATGCCTTTGATATACTATCAAAACCAAATTGTTCTGATATCCAAGAAACTATACTTTTTAAAGCATCTAATGGAGCCATAATAACCGAGTCAATTAGACCTTTTATTGCTCCAGTAATACCTCCTATGATACCACCTTTTTCAAATCCTTCTATAGCTCCTTTAATAGTATCCCAAGCAGTCATTATAATTGTTAAAGGAAGAAACAGTTTTCCAACTATACCTGCTACTTTACCAAACAAAGAACCAAACTTAGCAAGTCCTTCACCTATAAATCCAAAGGTATTTTTTAGGGTTTTGAGTATTGTACCTACAGGACCTGACGTAAAAAATCCCTTTAGTTCTTCAAACGCTATAAGAAAAGGTTCAAAGAACATAGTCGCAGCAGTTTTTAAACTACTAACAACTTTTCCTAATTTAGATTCACCTTTAAACATTTCTACAAGAGGTTCGAAAAAATTAGATATAGATTGTTTAAATCCAGATATTATTTTTCCTATTTTAGAATCTTCACCAAATGTAAATATTTTTTTAAATTTACTAATAGAAGTTTCTACCCACTCACCTATACTAGAAAATACCTTTCTTATTTTTGATAAACCTGCTTCTATATCTTGTGCTATATCTTCATATAATTTAGGATTTAAAAATTTAAATGCCTTTTTAAATTCTTCTACAAAATAGGTGAATCC